TAGCTTATTAATTTAACAGGCTTCATAGTAGGATGTAATTTAGATGAAGTTGGCCTTTCAAAATTTAAAATAGTTGTTTGTTTTCGATCAGAGTACCAGGTATGAGACGCACCCTCTTTCCAACCATATAAGCAAGGTTCATGTTGCCATTGATAATCCTGTCGGCCCATAACCATAGTATTTTTAGACCATATAAGAGTTTGCCTTAGTTTTAAGTTTGCATCGTTTACTGCTAGTCTAAATAGTAATCCCTCACTATCGGAATGCCATATATAAAAAGATCCACCAAGTTTTAAGTAATCAGTGGCATGGGTAAAAGCATTTTTTAAAAACTCTTGGAACTGATCATCACTTTGTTTATCGTTTTGTATAGTAAGAGCATCTTTAGTTTTACCCACATAAGCCACATTGTAGGGAGGATCGGTTAAATATAAATCAACTTTTTTATCTGCTAATAGTTTTTGGTATGTTTCAGGCAGAGTACTATCGCCACAAATTATTCTATGTTTGCCAAGTTGCCAAATATCACCAGGCTTTGTAATAGGCTCTTCAGGAGTTTCAGGAACTTCATCATCATCAGTGTTTCCTTGTTTTTCCTGGAATAGTAGCTCATCAAGTTCAGGCTTGTTCATTCCTGTTAGTTCAAGATTAAAGTCTTTCATTTCTAAATCTTTTATCTCTAGGGCCAATAGTTCATCATCCCACTCAGCTTCCTCGTTTGTACGATTATCAGCTATTCTGTATGCATTTATTTGTTCTTGAGTAAGATTGTTTATTTTTGTGATTGGAACAGTCGTATAGCCTAATTTCCTGGAGGCTTGATACCTTGTGTGGCCCACGACAATAGTATTATTAGCATCGACTACAATTGGTTGTCTAAATCCAAACTCCTTAAGTGACTGAGCCACTTTTTCGATTGCTTTTGGTGTAAGTTTTCTAGGATTGTTAGAGTAAGGTTTTAATAGATTAATATCTATATTTTCTACAATCATTTTTATTCTTCTATCTTTTTCATCGATATAATGCAACCTTTCGGAAAGACATTTCTATCACTAAATAACTCCTCGTTTTCTTCATAAGATGCAAAGGTTCTTATATATTTTTTATCTTTTTCAAATAGATAAGCTCTTGTAATCATAACACTTGGTAAAAAACCTGAAAACTCATGTGGTGTAGCATGGCCTCCATCACTCGTTATATCAATCCATCGGATCTCGTAAAAATAGTATTTTTTCTTTTTAATAACACAATGTTTAAATTTCGATTTCTTTTTTCTTCTCATCTTCTAACTTACCTTTACCATTACAATCGTCACATCTTGCATGAGTCTCTTCTTTTGTTAAAGCATAATCCACTCTATAAAAGCCTGTGCCTTTACAAGTTGGACATTCTATATTTCTATTTCTGGTACATCCTTCCATTTATGTTTCCTATATTTTTTACCATTTCTAATTATGATTTGCTCGTGACCCCACTCGCTTATAACCTTATAACCTTTATCCCCATCCTTTGCTGAACCTATTATATTAGTATTATTACTTAGTGATTTACTTAGTAAAGCACTCGAGGTGGTTTTGTACTGGTCAGGTGTCAAATCGTACTGCTGAAATTTATCGTAATTTACTATCGAAATTACTGAAACAGATTTGTAAGGGTGGTTATGGTCAGGTTTAGTTGTGGCTACTCTTATCTCTATCATCTTCTTACGTTTCAACCTTAAGATGAAAGACCTCATTGATGAATATGGCATTTTCCAAATAGATGCGTTTTTTCTAATTGGAAAAATTAACTCCCCACGTTTTACATATACAGGGTTTTCCATAAACTTTAGCTCCTTATCCTTATGACTTGCATTAGATACCATATACAACCAAACTCCTCGTTCTAAATGGTTTTTAAAAGCTGGGTGTTGCCATATAGATCTGAAAGCTAAAAAATATCCTGACTTCATTTAAACTGATCCTCGTTTGGTGTGTTGTTTGCGAGATCACCTAAAAAATTTTCCATCTTTTGTTTTTCAACTAAAGCCTTTTTAACTTTCTTAAGTAATTCTTTTTCAGTTCCAAACTTGTGTTCAAATTGGGCCTTACCTAAATGAACTGATACTTTACCAAGACGATGGTGCGAAGGGCAAAGTGGAATTACATCAAAGTTAGAACTTCGCAAACCTAAGCCTGTATGTTTTCTTGGATGATGCAGTTCTGCTGGTTGGCCACAACATATGCAACCAATCGAGGCAACTCTGCTCATGTAGTCTCGTTCAGATTTGGTTTTGTATTTTGCCATAGTTTACCTTGAGTCGGATTATCTTCCTTATAAGGCTTCCAATCAAAATCTACCAGCTTATATTTTTGTTTTGGATTAAATTTAGATTGTATTATGGTCTCAGTATATTGCTTGGCCTTTTTTAGATTCTCATAAGGAATTATCATAAACTCCTTGCCATGCGTTATACCTAAAGATTGCTTGGTTCTAAGTGCCTTTTTGTAGACATAATCTCTAATAGATACCTTTCCAAGCCATATTTTAGTCACTTCTACTTTTATCATTCTATCCTTTCTCGTGGGCCTTAAGAGGCAAGGCCCACTTTAGTTTCAAGGATAATAATGAAAAAACTAACTAAAAAGTTTCCTTCGACTCACTAATATCCTTTTTAGATTCTTTTAACAATATTTTTCTTTTTTTCAATTAAATATAGATTTATACAACTTTAATTTGTATAAATGGCCTAAAAACCGCATAAAACCTAACTTATTTATCCACTTTTTATACAACTGAACCCTTGCTTTTATGATTCAACTGAGGTATGAGTCGTATATGGATAATAAACAACTAACAAAAAAAGGAGGCCAAATGGCTATGGTTGGAGCAAAAGCAAAACTGCAAAGGGAATGGGATCAACTTAATAAAGAGTTTGCATCTTATCAATACGAACTCTATGGAGTAAAAAAATATTTCGATCCTTTTGGAGGGTACGATCAACTTGGATTCAAAGGGGATCCAATATCAATGAAATATAATCGAACTCAAAGTATATTATATGCTACATATCGATTATTACGATTGATTATGGATTTGAACGATGATTTCAAATATTCACAAAATTACAACTCAAGTATTGGTAAAGCAGATCTTGAAATTATAAAGAGGTCTCATGTTTAAAGTTGTATCTATATTTAAAGGGAAGGCCAAAGACTGGCCTTCCTATTTTAAAAAAAAATTTGGTTCATATGGGCCAAATGCAACGTTGATTGACGTTGTTAACAAAAACAAAGCGAGGGTTTATGATATTAAACACTACCAAAAACCTCAAACAAAATAAAAAGTATTTCAAAATCGTAGCACAGATTAAAAATACTGAGGAAAAGCTAAAGGAACTTAAAGAAAAGAAAAAAGTCCAGGCTTTAAAATTGTTTGACGTAAAAGTAATGACATAAACTAAAAAGAGAGGACAAATGTTAAAAAGGATAATAACACTAGGGATCTTTGTGACCCTACTTCAAAGTTGCTCGACTTACACCCCTTTAGTCGATACAAAGGGTCGTTCTAAGTTTGAGTTAAGCAATGCAAGTGAAATATCAAATGACTTAATACTTTGTGAAAAACTTGCAGATAACAACACTACATTTTTTAGTAATTTAAATTTTTGGATATTGAGTCCAAGAGCTGAGACTCAGTACACAGATATTTATAGAAAATGTATGACAGGCAGAAACCACCAAATATTGAATTGAGGAGGATAAGTGAGTAGAGGAAAATGGAAAGTGACTAAAAAACAATTAGTCGAAGTGCGAGACTCTATGGCTAAAGCTAGACAAGTCTATCACTTAAATACAAAGGACAGGGATAACTTTCATAAGTTGCTTGGTAAACGTATTAAGTTTGCTAGACTCTGTAATCATAAGACTCAAACAAAAGTTGGGAGGGCCTTAAACGTTTCATTCCAACAGATACAAAAGTATGAGAAAGGTGATAATGAAATTAAGGCATTTGATTTGTTTAGAATGGCATCCTTTTTAGGAACGACTGTCAAATGGCTTTTAAAACCAGCTAAACATCAGGAGGATAGATGAGGCAACAAATAACTAATAAGTTAAATAACCTAATACAATATGACTCTAATGCAAAAGGTTATAGGTATTATGTAGATGGAAATCCAAAGTCTAGTGTGACGACTGTTATTGGAAAGTACAAAGACACAGGAGCTTTTTCATTTAGAAAAAGAGATAAATGTTTAATTGCTCTGAAAAATAAAATGTTAAGTCAAAACAAACCTTTAGATGAGATAAACGCTTTAATAGAGGATATAAAACGTGAGGGCCAAAGATTAGAAGAAGTTGATATGAATATAGGCTCTAATATGCACGAGTTTGTAGAACTTTATTTAAAAGATAAAAAACCAGCATTATCTAATGAACAACCGCTACAACGTATGCAACAAATGTTTATGGAGTGGTGGCCTAAACAAAAGTTTATTGTAAAGGCTATTGAATTACCGCTTTATAGTCCGAAATACGACAGAGCTGGTTGTCTAGATATATTAGTCACTAAAAAGGCTTGGAATGGTAAACTTGCTTTGATGGATTTTAAAACAAGTAAGGATTTCTATTCAGATCAACCAACCCAGCTCGTGACTTACAAATCGTTTTTGGAAGAGTCTACTGATTACAAAATATCAAAACTTGCAATCGTAAACATTCCAAAAGACCCAAACAAAAATATATCAATGTGGGCCTTAAATATGAAACATGAGAGTAAATATTTTAAAGCCTTCAGGTGTGCGATGTACCTGGAAAAGATTGATAAATTTTTTAACAAACAAAAGAAAGAGTACAAAAAGAAGGAGGGCAGAGATGTCTAATTTTCAAAAGAAAAGCAAACCGCCATATGTGGGATGTAAGTCTAACACAATATATCCTACAGGGCAAAAACCACCAATTCCAACATTTAGAAGGAAAATAACAGAGATTGTTTATACTTGCTCTATTACAAAGAGAAAGTTTAAACCTTCGCAAATGCCAATGGAATGGTTTAACCAACCGCAAATACAACAATTTGTAAAACAAGGTTGGGAAATGGAAAAGCAATATACTATTCAAGAGCCTTTCCAAACGCCAAAATATGGAGAGAATATAGAGTTAATCGAAACGTTTAGATTAGTTAAGCCTTATCAAAAACGTGGCAATCTAGGTGCTGGGTTTAAAAGTGTAGGAGAGTCTATACCTACAATGCCTGTTCAAGAGTTTGCACCTGAAAATGCAAAACCAGTGACTATGGAAGATTATAAAAACATGGAAAGCATGGATGATAAACTTCCACGTGAGCCTGGTGAGGAGGATTGGGATGACCAATTCTGAAGATTACCTTTATCTTAATAGAGATAAACTTATGAATGAGTTAAGAGATTTATCCGCAAAGTATAATCATGCATATGCAATCCAATTACAAACAGAAACAAGAACCAAAGAGTTAAATGCTGGTTTGTTTATAAAACATAAAACAGGCCAAGAAAAAATATCTGTTAAGGAAATTGACGCAAAGATTATACTAGATCCGCATATGGCTCAGCAAAGGTTAAAAGACGATGAGGCTCGTAAAAACTATTTGAAAGCCAAAACAGATTATAATAATATGCTGACCGAAATTTCTCTTTTACAAAGTGAGCTTAAAAGAGAATTACAACTTATGGGTAAGGAGAGATAATGTTATATTTCGGAAAAACAAAATCTGATTGGAAAGCAATCGAACTCCAATATAGACGTGAGTGGCTTTGCTTTGTAGCTGGGTTTGTATTAGGTGCAATTATATTTTAGTGCCTTGTTATATTATAAGGTTCTAAATCATCATTTTTATTGATTGGCCTGTAAGTAATCTCATAATCTAAGAGATACAGGCCACTCTTTTCAAAATTTTTTAAAATTTTTTCTTTATGCTCAAAGTTAGGATATTTATCTACAAAGGATATAGAAACTGCCTTACCTAAAGGCTCGTGTTCCTCTGAAGGTGCAAAAAAGAATTGTGCGTCTACAAATATAAAATCATCCATAAATACTATTAACATATTATGGATTAGAGGTAATTACTTTTTTTTGAACGTATTTACACCTCGAATACCAAGTATTGTTGAAAATGCACCAATAACTAATCCTTGATACCAGTAAGGCAAATTCTCAAATTTCATGAAGAAATAATCGACTCGTTCTTGTAATGCTTGATCACCAAAAAATACAGAATAGGCCAAAATCAACAAAGGCAACGAGAGTAAAATTAAACAGAACTCATCCTTAAAATCTGATTCTTGTCTTTTGTGTACTATTTTCTGTAGCTCTACTTCCCCAGCTACTGCTCTTTCTAAATGCTTGACCTCTGCTTCACTCTCTAAAAGTTTTGCACGTTTTTTATTTTTATATATCTCTGTTCCTGTTTTAAGAGCTAATTTTCCTAATGTGAACCACATTTTAACTCCAGTGCTAATTCGCAGTAATGTTTAATTTTTTCATAACGTTCTCTGTCGCTTTCGTAATCCTTTTTTCTTACTGCATATTTAACAATATTACCATCTATAAAATCTAGTTTGTGGGCCACTATTAGCTCAATAGGGTCAATTTTTGAATTTTTGTAATGGAGGCCACCTATTTGCTTATCTAGTGCTGAACCCCTCTTAAAAGCTCTTATTTTGCCTTTAATGACCTTTTTATCATCGACCTTATCTGTCATACAATCTTTTTAATCCATCTGCCTTTTTTATTCAATACCATTGGCAAAAGACGTGGAATTCCATCAAGTATTACACCACAACCTACAATAAACCTGGTTTTATGGTTTTTTGAATAAGCAAAAGCTAAATTTTTTTGATTGATAAGGCATCCTACATTCATGGCCCAAAATAAACGATCAGGGTTGGCCCAATATTTAATTGTAAACGCAGTATGATAATGGCCCTGAACCGCAGACATTCCCATAGTTTGAGATACCTTTAATACATCAGCTGATCTTCCATGAGTAAAAAAACATTTCTCACCATTTGACATAGTAATAGTTAAATCATCCACCCACCTCCATTTTTTAGTTCCTAAAAACTCACCATAATCTTTTAAAAATTGTCTACTCATACCAAACTTGACTGCACGTCTATAAACTAAACTAGAATGATTAGAGTCAACCTCAATAAGTTTTGGAAACATAGACTCAAGCCTTTTAATATGTTCTTTAGAGGCATTTAGCTCATGGCCTGGACTATACAAATCAGGATCGTGTGTGTGCATTGAGATAGCATGGAAGTCTAACAAGTCACCGATTGACATAGTGAACGTTGGTTTAAATTCTTTTTTTATGGCTTGTAAAAATGCAAAACTATCCTGATGGTGGTAAGGAATATGCATATCTGAAATCACTAATATCCTCTTCATAGAAATCAACTATAACTTGTGGAGGGAGTTTTGTCTAACTTTAATTGATAAGGGTCACTATGAGATGAGTGACAACTGCAATAGTGCAACCCCACATAATTTTTTCAATACGAGAGACTCGCTGATCTAAGTGAAATAAATGGTTTCCTTTAATAGTTTGGATTTCTTGTTTCAAAAGTTTTAGCTCACCTTCGACTCTAATTAGTTGTTCTCTGTTTTGTTGTATTTTTGTTGCCATGACCTTTTTTACTTTTTTTTTCTTCGTAAATCAAGATCATGCTTTCTAGATCCTCTCAAAAATGAATTTACTCGGCCCATCGCCCAAGCACCCATCGGAACTCGTCTAGAACCAGCTCCTAAAAAAGCACCTTGTCCTCTTCTATAAACTTTGACAAGTGTTCCATATGAAACACCCTTTTTAGCTTTGGCCTTACGTCTAAGTGTTGATCTAACTGCTGGGGACAAAGGTCTTCTAAATTTTGATGCCATTATGACCTCGTTCTTCTTTTTAATAAATCTCTAGGTATAAACCCACCTGACTTATAAATAGATGCTACTTGTTTAATTAATCTAGCTCTAGTCATTCTTTTAGAGCCTTTAAGACCTGATAAGTATTTTTTAGGAACTCCTGTCTTTTTATCTTTTGGGACGCTTTTTCTTTTTCTTTTTTTTGACATTTCTTCTTTTCCTCATTGGCCTTTTGTTTATCATCTCTGCTAGAGTAGATGTTGTTGTAAACCCATTCATTTGCCCACTGACCTCATTGCTTTATTATGAGCTGAAGCAAACGTGCTTCCTTTTTTTAAAGACCTGGCCATCGATCTCATATGTTTTAAACTATGGTGCTTTGCATGACGTTTCATAGTTTTCTGTTGGCCAGGCTTTAAATCTTTTATTATATTAGTAATTGAAGCTATCTTGACCATTATCTTCTACTCGGTTTCATCTTAGACTTTTTTTTCTTTTTCTTTTTTTTCTTTGGCTTCATTCCGCCACCATAGTGATAAGGCATTATTTCCTCGCTTTCTTTTTTTTAGTCTTTTTCATTTTTTTCA